GGTTTCCGTTGTGATCGTGAATCTTAACAACGTCGCCAACACTTGTCGAGTGAAAAGTTTTCTTGTCCGAGCAGTTCTCCCACAAAGCCAAAAGAATTTTTTCGTGCGCTTTAGTGAGAAGTTCAATCGGTGCGTTGGTTACGTGAAACAAAAGCTCTGCAAGCTTTGACGGAATGTGCGGATAGTCGATGTGTTCTTGGTTAAGTCGAACAGAGAAAACGCATTTGCGAGCAACTTCCCATTTTTGAATAAAAGGCTCGTCTTCGGATCGGTGTAGTGATAGTTTTATTGTTTGCATGGTTAACAGTATGGTTATTATGGTTAGATTGTCAAGTGTAAAACCGCCCCGCCCTATGCGCAAGGCGAGACGGCTACCATACACATGATAACAACAACAAAAAAGTTGTTAGACTAGCTTTAAGTCTTTGATTCTATCTTTATAAAAGGTGCGAATCCCACCTTGCTTTGAACTCGTTGCATACGAGTAAGTATTGAATGATTGACCGAAGTCTTCAATGAAGTTCATATCAATCAAGTAAGAGCTTGTAGTGTTGTCGCTCTTTTTGTTATAGCGAATTGTCGCCATATTATCTTTTGCAAAGGCTCTGCGAATCGCAAGCCTTGTTTTCTGTATTAGGTTTAGTTTTAGTTTACTCATTTTTCTTTTCTCCGTTTTGGATTTTTGATTATTAAGATTACATTGTGACAGAGTTTAATGTCTCTGTCAAGTTTTTATTTGGAAGTCTAGCAATTTTTTCTAGTAAGTCATTGCAACTATCGATATTAAGAAAGCCCGCGACATCGTCTGTAATGTCTGAGTGTTGTATAATGTTTTGATCAGCGTCAAGCAAAGCAAGCTCTAAGCCGTATGAAAATTCGTGTATGACTACAGAAGCTCCGTAGCCATTTGGAAACTCGAAAATCTTTTGAACGCCTCCAAGCTCTTGGCGTTCGCTTAATGTCATAGTGTGAGGCAAGGCGCTTGATACCTTGAATATTTGTCGTTGGTTATCTAGTATTTTCATAAGGCGTATTATATATTACTTGTTGTTAGCGTCAAGGTTTTTTTTAAAATTTCTTCTCCAATTTGCGAGACCCAACATTCCTATACGTTTAAAGGTCTCCCAATTTGGCTTGGGGTCTGACAGCTCTAGCCATATTTTCATTCTTCGTTTGGGATCTATATTCATGACTAATAGTATGACAGAACCGAATCGGAATTGCAAGCAAATAAATAGCAAATCGAACACTTTTTCACGACAAATAGCATAAGGTGTTAATAGGCAACCACTTAGGGATAAAACTTTTTTTATTGTTTTGTAAAGTGCTGGTTATCAAGCACTTGCGGCGCGGGGCGGGCCCTGGCCGCGCAAGTCGTTGACTGTCAAGGACTTATGAGTTCCTCTTTTCTTTCTTCGCGGACTAGGTCAAAGACCTCGGCTAGGGTCTTCACCTCACCCGTCTCGCCGTTGGTGAGGGTTTCCTTGTTGCCACAAGGCTCGCAGAACTCGAGCCAGTCGCTACCGAGAACGAGGGTGTTGGTACCGCCCATAGGACGGCGCGTGTCGCAGAAACAGCAATGATCAGCCATAATTTTTCGTGTGGTTAGGGTTAGCGGAAGTCAGCGTTGTGCATGAGTTCCTGTTCGAAAAGTCGCTCTTGGCGTTGAGCCTCGCCACGCTCGCGCTCGGCTTGCTCGCGAAGCATTGCAGTTTCAAACTCGGCGAACTCAGCCTCGGACAAGTCAGCCCAAGGGTCGAAGGAAGCAGGAGTGGCGGAAGGAGTGGATGTATTTTTTATTGTCATAATTAAAAGAATAAGAAAAAAGGTGCGGCTGTCAAGGCTTTTGCGAAAAAAAGATTAAAAATCTGACATTCTTTCTTCGCGTTCCATCGCGTCCCAAGCCTCGTCGTCGAGTTGCTTTTGGGAAGGGACAGGAAGAGGAGCGACCTCGTCGAGGCGATTGACGGAGACCCACTGTTCGCCCCCGTCTTGATCCATGACCCAAGCGAGACCATCTTTGACGTCACCGACAAAGACAGGAGATGAAAGATCGAGGAGGGCTTCAGCCCCAGATTTGATTTGTGTTTTAGTTATCATACAAGTATTGTATATGAGAAAATCGAAAAAGTCAACCCCTAAACGCATCTTTTTTTGCTTTTTTTTAACTTTTTTTTTCGGGTTGCGTAAGTCGTTGTATATCAAGCACTTGCGCGACGCCTCGGGCCCCGCCCCCGCAAGTCGTTGACTATCAGTGACTTAGAACATATAAGAAACTATTGTTGAGACAATCTCAAATTTATTTATAGCAATGCCCGTGATTGCCGTGATGCATAGAGCAACAACTGTGAATCTGTCAATACTTAATTTCATATTTTTTATTCTCCGATTGGGTAGCCTTGGTCTTTCCAAGATTGGGTTTGCAACTCTTGTCTTTCAATCTCTCTATCGATTGAGATCATAAAGAAGGCGAAGAAAACGCCAACCATAACAAGACTTGATAGAATATAAATTACTGTTTCGTTTTTCATTATGAGTGTTCGATTAAGAGAAGGATTGTGGCGATGAAGATCATAAGATTTATTACGGAAAAAGCAAAGTAAAATTCGTTTGTCCAAATTGTTTCTATTGTTTTCATTATTTTTTTCATAGTTAGTAGTATGATTATTTTTGTTTGATTGTCAACCCTTAATCGTGATTTAATTGTGGGCTTCTTTCGTAGAACTCGGCAACATCTTTGTCTTGGCGAGACTTGTTGTTGTGATACTCGGCAATGATTGTATTGTCTGTGATTTGACACTTGCTAAGAGTCTCAACAGTTTGACCATCGCAAAGGCGAGTGCCTCGGTCAAGGCAACGATCTTGACCCCAACCGACAACCTTGTCAAACGCTTCACACTCGGCTTCGACATTGTGGTAGACTGTATAAACTCGACCACCACCCAAACGCCAATCAGCGAAAGAATACTCTGTCTTGTTAGAAAATTCCTTAGTGCCTTTGAATTGGCAAACACAACCCTCGACAGGATAGAAGTTACCAACCTCAAGATTTGAGAAGTCGTAGTTGTGGTTAGTTGCATTGTGCAAACGATATAGAGTTGTTTTAGTTGTTGTCATATTAAACAGTATGGTTATTTTTGTGCGATTGTCAAGACCTTTTGGAAACTTTTTTCCATTAATTTTTGCTCGGTGCGTCCGTAGATCGCACCCCAATTCTTAGCAGGGATCGCAGGGTAGAGTTTACGCTGAGTGTTGTAGCTCGCTTGAGTGAGGTGGTCGATTACCGAATCAATTTCTTTATTTGTTATCATGCTTACAGTATGGCAGAAAAAACTAAAAAGTCAAGGCTTTTTTTAAAAAAACTTAAAAAAACTTTCAGTTACATAAGTCGTTAACTATCAAGCACTTGCGGCTCGGCCCAGGCCCCTGCCCCGCAAGTCGTTGACTTGCAGGGACTTACGGATGATAACAATTAGTTGGGAATTAATTCACGAATTCCCTTGACAAGAGCCTTGACCTCGTCACGGCTGAGGGTGACATCCTTGTCGCCACCGCATCCGTCATCGCCCAAGATTAGAATCTTGCCCGCCAAGGGTGAAGGGTAGACGCTCTCGACGAACTCGACGGCACGAGACGTGCCGTTGATCAGTCCCTCGTCGTCGCAGTAGATGACATTGTCCTTAAGGGCTTCGCCTCGGACGCAAGTGAAACAGTCGCAACCGATATGCTTCTGTATATCTTCGAAGCCATCGACAGTGACCTCTTTGATGCTCACGTCGAATGGATCTATAAGTAATGCTTTGTTCATGGTAGGTATTATAGGTTAGTCTTGTTTAAGGGTCAAGCTTTTGTTTAAGCTCTCAAGAATATTTCGTGCGACTAGCTCGCAAGCCTTTGTCTGATCTTTGGTAAGCGATTGCTTGCCATAGCCAACCTCGGAATTGATAAGGTCAGCGAGATGCTCGATATTGAAAAGAGCAGACTGCATAGAGACAGCCTCGATATTTTTAGGTTGGAAAGACCAAGCTTTATTGACGATTTCGGTTTTAAGTTTTGTTATCATAAGTATTACTATAGAGATTAAAGAGAGGAAGTCAAGGGTTAATCGAACTTTTTTTAAATTATTTTTAGTGGCAAGGTGAGGGTTCGTCAACTTGGTTAGGGCAAAAAGAAGTCGAGTCGTCAACCACTTCATCGCCAAACCATATCATCCATTCATCGCAAGGGCGAGCAAACTCGTAAGCATCGTTGAGACCCTCGCGAGACTTAGGGAAGTCACGCACTTGCTCACGCATTTCCCCTGTGTTAGAAAATTCAACTGTAGTTACTGTGTAGGTTTTATTTGTTATCATATGTATACAATAGCAGAACAAGTAAGGATGTCAAGCGATTACCAAACTTTTTTTTATTTTTTTTTAGCTAGGCTAGGGCGTGGGTTAGCCACAGGGGAGGGGGGTATATACCCTACCCCATTGTTAAAACTTTAGGGTGCAGATATCACACAGAAAGCGCGGGGGAGGGTTTTATCAATCTCCCAACCCAAATTCACAATTGGAAATTACTTAATTCGAAAAAAAATCCGAGCCTTATTTCTATAGGGGTAAATGTTTATTTCGGGGCTAGTATATTATTCTGCTTATTAAGATGCCAGTAGCTGTTCCGCAGCAAGCTCCCAATGAGTAGGTTATTTTTTCGCTTAATTTCGAGAAAGCAATACCCTGTATGTTAAAACACCACACAAAAGATATAAGAAATCCAACAACAATAGCTCCAACTACCTTACCCTGTGAAATTTGCCAAGTGTTTAAGCAAACAAGAGTAACTTGTATCCAAGCATATAAGAATCTTTTTATGTTTTTCATTTTATTAAAGTCTAGCTCCACCAGGAATCGAACCTGGAACGCAAGATTAGAAGTCATGTGTTATATCCGTTTAACTATAGAGCCAGTATATAGCACATTATGCACAAAATCCTAAATATGTCAAGAAAAAAAGAGCCGCCCCAAATTAATAAGGCGACTCTAGCTCATTTTCTGATTTAATTAAGCAGCTTTGTCTTTGCTTGCTCTCCATTTGTCAGCATGAAGTTTACGCCAAGAATCTTGGGCGCTTTCAATGCCAACGTCATGACCAGCCCTTTCAGACTCAAACCACTTATGTTTTAGTATTTCTAATTGTTCAGCCTTATGCAGTGTTATCTCATACGCCACTCTTAATCCATTCTTCTTTGAATTACGATTGTAATAAGGAGAAGCTTCAAGAAGTATTGCCGCGACAAGAATACAAAGCACAAACCAAACGGTTCCATATGTTAGTAGTTCCATAACACCTTATATTACAGCAAAAAATATGCAAAAGTCAAATAAAAAACAAAAAAGCCCCATAATCCTGGGGAAAGGAAAATGGGGCATAAATTTGTTACGACCGATAGCAAACACCAACCACGCTATTAAGCCTATGGAGGTGAATAGTGTTACACACAAAAATTTAAAAAAAGAAAAAAAAATTTTAAAAAGGAAAAAGTGTAAAGGTATTTATGGCAGTAGAAGGAGCGCACGATACAAATATATATTTATCTTCGCCAATAGAAGAGTTCGAAGTGAGTGGCATTACAAATCTTACCGATATAAATGGCTCTTATCAATTTACCGAGTCAAGTATTGTTGTCCTTCCCCAGACAGAAGATCAATTTAGTGCTGTTCCCGCAAACAGATGGTTCCGCACTTTTAAGTCGTCTGATGGGAGTGCTCAGTTTTTTTTATACTTTGAAAAAAATGTCACCACATGGAATTTAGTTTATGTAACATTTAATTTTAGTTCTTTGCAGGGGAGTGAAACTACTTATACTTTAACAACCACACAGGGAAATATAAATAATCCTTGGGATTTGAGTGGTTTTGGTGCTGGCTCAGCGGCGTTTGGCGCAGTTATTGAAAAGAAAGGTTTTCCTATTTCAAAGTTAAATTCTATACAAAACATTTCATTTAATCAAGATGTTCAAGAGACTCCAGCTTTAGTCTTGGGTCAAAATATAAGTCCAACCCAAATAGACGGGCCCACACAAACAACAGTTTCTGTAGATAAAATTTTAAACAATAATGATCTCATAAGAACTTTGGGGGGAAAAAGTAATATATCTGGTCAATTTGAATATGGAGATAATTTTTTAAGCTTTAATAAAACTTGTATAAACAATTTCTCTGTAAGTGCGACAATTAATGAATTACCTCAAGCATCTTTTGATTTTACTATTTATGGATCGTTAAGTGGAACTTCGAATTCGGTATCCTCTACTGCAAGTAGTGACAATATCATAGAAGAAGTGAGTTCTGAAGGATTGTTGGTGACATTTGACAAACAATCAACCAACTCTGTTCAATCTTTTAATTATTCTGAAGTTTTTAATAAACAAGCTACTTACGGAATAGGGTCTAATGAACCGAGTGACATACAAACAGTCGGGCCAGTTTTACAAGAAGCTTCAATAGCTATCGAGGTAGAGGATTACGAACCAGAAGAAACATTTTCATTCTTGAGTGGATCTAAAGATAGAAACAGGACAATCAAAATGCAAATAAGTGGAGATGGCTCAATTTTAAATACATTCGAATTAGAAAACGCCCACTTAGTTAGTGAAAGTGTCGGAGCTGGCGTAGGAGGAACAATTGTTGCGAATCTGAAGTACAGAGGCTATAAAAAAGTGTAATAATAATTATGGCATATATTTCATATACGGATGTACCACTTTATTTCGGCTACGTAGGCGCTTCCCCTAATCAAGGAGCAAATAGCAATACTCTTCCAAACGAAACTGATGTTCTTAATCTGAGCGTTATTGCGCAACAAGTGCAACTCAATTACACTCCCAACATTGCCCCAGTAAGGGTTGTAGGAAAAACCCCTACAAAGGACAACTTTAATCTTGCTGGCCCTCCTAACGCTTCTCTTTCATTTAGTTGTTATGTGTCTAATGACGAATTTAATCCAACTTTTTTTACTGGAGATGTAGGAGATGTAGGTGCAACTTTTCGCCTTGGAGATGCAACTCACGGTATTTCTGGTTCTGGAGCTTTTCTAAATTCTTTTTCTTATACGCTAACACCGTATGCCCCCGTTTTGGTTCAATGTGATTTCGCTATTTATAATCCAATGACCACAATTGCTGAGGGTGGAAAGATCGCATCTGCGGGTGTTGATACTGTTTTAGATGCCGCTAACTTTGGAGGTTACGCTCATGGAGCTTATTCAACTTTTAGTGGCGATGGCACAGCAGCTGGTGGAGCCGCAGGAACGCCACTAGACGATATCACAACTTTTGAAGCTATCCAATATCAATACACCGCCCAACGCCTTCCCGTCTATACAGTAGGTTCGTACAATTTAACATCATGCGAACTAATCACAGAAGAACAGACACTAAGCATACAGGGAGACAATATCCAAAAACTCGTCTCAATCACTGGCTCAAACCCTGGCAAACTAATTATTGATCTTAATAACGCCGCCGCGACTTCGCCGATAATTACATCAGAAATTGATGGCAGATTAAATTCAGAAAACGTATCTATTCAAGGTGGAGATTTGGCAAGAGGATCAATTACTATTACAGAACTATTAAAATAGTGTAATAGTAGTAGGATGTCAAATTTGGAATTTAGGCAGTTGAATCAAAAAATAAGGTTTAAGGAACGCAAGTTTAAGTTTAGTCAAAATCAAGTAGATTTTTTAAAAACTGCTCTTGATGATAAAACCAAGCTCATGTTTCTTGCTGGGCCAGCTGGAACCGCAAAGACTTATATGGCCGTATATTCGGCTTTACAGTCTATTATAAGCTCTGACCTAGAGAAGGGTGTTCTTTACATCAGAAGCATAGCTGAGAGCTCGCAGAGAAGCCTTGGTTCACTACCTGGCTCTATTGATGAAAAGTTCGGGGTATTTGCTGGGCCGTTTTATGACAAGCTCGATGAAATGTTATATCCTCAAGATATAAAATTTTTAAGAGATAAAAAGCAGTTCGAATGTATGCCAGTTAATTTTGTGAGAGGTGCAAACTGGAACGATTCGATTGTTATCATCGACGAAGCTCAAAACTTTACTCATAATGAACTGATGACTGTATTGACTAGAATTGGAGAAGATTCAAAAATTATTATCTGTGGAGATATGATGCAAAGCGATATTAAAAATAGCGGATTTTCAAATATATTTGGAGCTTTCGATGATGAAGAGTCTAAAGAGAAGGGAATATATTGCACTACATTTGGAACTGAAGATATCAAACGAAGTGAAATATTAAAATTTATTGTAAAGAAACTGGAAGATAAAATTTAAAAAATTATTTTTAAACTTATAATTATAGTATGATTAAATATTGTTCAGAATGTGGTACTAAAGTTGAATACAAGTTCAGCCCCCCGAAGTTTTGCTCAAATTGCGGGCATCCAATGGGTGTTGCACAAAATGAATCTAAACCTTTAGATAGAAACGTGTCTTCCCAAAGAAAGTCTCAAGCTATCAACGATAATGAAACTGATGCAGAGTCAGTACCAAATATTTCTAAATTAGAATATGAGATAGATGACTTCGGAGCATCTTCCCAACAAACCTTAGGTTCGCTGCACGGCAAAACCGCACCAAAAAGAAAAACTAGAATTGTAAGAGATATTGATAACTTGTAATGTATTCATTCGAAGAAAAGCTCAAGGAAATTGAAGCTGCTTTAGAAAGAAAACGTTGCAAGTGGCATCTAGACGCAGTTACATATATTGATTACGATGACATTAAACAAGTCATTATGACTCATATTTATAAAAAATGGCATCTATGGGATCAATCAAAACCTATAGAGCCATGGCTTAGTAGAGTAGTGTCTAATCAATTTAAAAATTTATTAAGGAATCATTACGGAAATTATGTTAATCCATGCCCAGATCAACACTTAAGTGATCACGATCCATTGACATGTCCAATTTGTACAAAATGGCGTCAAAGTAAAAAGTCAGCTTACGATATAAAGCTGGCAGTAACAATGGAAAATCATATTCACGAAATTCACGCGAGAAGAGATGAAAGTATTGATTTAGATGAAGCAACAATTAAATTAACAGCAAAAATACAAACTCAGTTAAACAGTAGACAATTTCAAGCTTATAAAATGTTATTTGTTCAAAACAAAACAGAAGAGGAAGTTGCTACATTTTTAGGATTCAAAACGAACGAAAAGAAAAGATCCGCTGGCTACAAACAAATCAAAAACTTAAAAAAGATTTTTCAAGAAAAAGCTAAAAAAATTATAGAAGAGAATGATATAATATGATAAATCTAAGCGAAGAACAAGAAAAATTAATATTGGAGAGTTTTCAAAAAGACCCCAATATAATTAACATTACAAAAATTATATTCAATGACGAAACTTTAGATGGAAGATCTAAAGAGGGTAGGGCTGTGACTAAGTTTCTCGCAGAGAATGGTCTTAAAGCAAAAACTACAAAAGTAGAAAAATCAAAGGAAATAAATTTTACGGACGAACAATTAAATTTAATAGATTCCATGAAGATCGATGGTTTGAATACATCGGAAATAGCTGATTTACTTTTTAAAAAGAAAGTCGCCAGATTGTCAGTAGAGTGGAGAGCTGTTAATGAGGTAGTTAATAAAGATAAAGAAGAAGAAAGAGAAGAGGCCCCAACTAATTACGTTGCTCCAAATGCACTCTCTAGAATAATTAAAAAGATTAATGATTCTACTGGGTATGGATTGGAGGAAGGCAAAATGTCCCGAAACCAAAAACATTGTTGTGACAAATTAAGAATCAATTTATCAAACTCAAGATTTGTAGCCATCGTAAACAACTATACCGCCTTTAGGGATAAAGAATTATTTGAGCAAGAGTTTATTAGACTTACTTGGGACAAGCCAGACCTCACTGCAGATGAATTAAATTTATACATGAATGTAGCTAAAGAAATAATTAATCTAGAATTAATTACTGGGCACTTACAAAAGCTTAACGATATGTTTGAGAGTGCAGACGATCAAGATGAAATGACTGTCCGTTTAGCTGAAATTATTAAAGCCAAAAGCTCAGAGTACCATCAATGCGAAACTCGTATTGAAAATTTAACAAAGAAACTTCAAGGAGATCGTGGAGCTCGTTTGGCTAGCAAACAAAAAGATACGGCCTCGTTTCTGTCTATTGTACAGCTTTTTCAAGAAGAGGAAGAAAGGCAAAATATGGTTCGCATCGTAGAAATGCAAAAACAAGTAATCAAAAAGGAGGCTGAAAAACTAGAAGGCATGGCAGCTTGGAAGGCCCGTGTTCTCGGAATCGGTATTGAAGATGTCCTATAAGTGCAAAGAATGTGGCGCTGAGTTCGAGACCGAGAAAAGTCTTCATGCTCATCTTAAGGCGCATAAGATGTATGTGGCTGACTATTATGTTAAACATTATCCACGATTTAATAAGCTAAATGGCAATCCATTACCCTTTAAGAAAAAAGAAGAATACTTTGCGAATGATTTTATCAATAGATCACAACTTGTAAAGTGGTGTGAGTCTGCGCCAGATAAAGAAGTTAAGGATTACATTCTTGAGCTAGGCAAAAAAAGAATTGAAAGAAAAAAATATAAGAATGCACCCTTTCATTTAGAGCTTCTTAAACGACAGTTACCAGACCTAGACACTTACAAGAAACACTTTGGGACATACACTCAAGCTTGTGAGGCTATGGGGGCAAAACCTATATTCTACAAGGGTATGCCAAAAGAATTTGTGAATGATGCGGAAGTTGAAGTTCTGATCGACACTAGAGAGCAGCAACCATTAGAGTTTAATAAATCTTCAATTTTAAAGTTAGACTTCGGGGATTACACTTTAGGTGGGAATGATTTTACTAATACATTTGTAGATAGAAAAAGCGCTGGTGACTTCTTATCAACCTTTGGAGGACAAGTGGATAGATTTAGAAGAGAGATGGAGAGATGCGTAGAGCTAGATAGCTATATGTATATTGTTGTAGAAAAATCTCTTAAAGCAATAGAAAAAGAAGCTGTGTTCACAAAAGGAAGAAGAGCGCCTAAATTAGGATGGGTTTTTTCTAACTTAATTTCTGTCCAACACGAGTTCGCGGGTCATTGCCAATTTATATTTACAGACAGTAGAAGTCATAGTGAAGAAATCATACCTAAACTATTAAGTCTAGGCAAAAAACTTTGGGACGTAGACGTACAATATTTTTTAGATAAGGAGGAAAGATGAGCTGGGATACAGGAAATCAAAAACCTTTAAGGAGAGAGCCGATTAACCAGCAGATTATGGATCTCGAGGGATATCTGGAGGATACTAAAGCTAAAATTTGGTTATATAAATTTATGAAGGAAAATGTAACCTTCACTACAGAACTACTTACTGGCATTGAGCTATTTCCGTTTCAACACATGGCGGTAAAAGCTATGATGGAAAATGACTACTTCTTGGGTATCTGGTCTCGTGGTATGTCTAAATCTTTCTCTACTGGTATTTTTGCTCTGTTGGATGCGATGATGAATCAAGGTGTTCACATTGGAATAATTTCTAAATCATTTAGACAGTCTAAGATGATTTTCAGAAAGATAGAAGATATATCGCAAGATCCTAAAGCTGAACTATTTAGGCAATGTATAGGTAAGGTTAGTAAGTCCAATGATGAATGGTCCATGCAAATTGGCAAGAGTCGTATTACCGCATTACCGCTTGGTGATGGAGAAAAGCTTCGTGGTTTTCGTTTTCAGCGTATCATTATTGATGAGCTTCTACTTATGCCAGAAAAAGTATTGAACGAAGTTATTATGCCGTTCCTAGCTGTTGTAGAAAACCCAACAGAGAGACAAAAAATTAAAGACGCAGAAGACGCGATGATTGAGGCTGGAAAGATGACAGAAGAAGAGAGGACGGAGTGGCCATCAAATAAAATGATTGGACTGTCTTCAGCATCTTATAAGTTCGAGTATCTCTATAAAATGTATCAAGCCTATGAAAATATGATCTTTAACCCTGGGGCAAAAAATCAAGGTAGAAGATGCATTATGCAATTTAGTTACGATTGTGCGCCAAAGGCTTTGTATGATGAAAACTTAATATCCCAAGCAAAAGGAACAATGAGTCAGTCGCAGATTGATCGAGAATTCAACGCTCAATTTACAGACGATAGTGCTGGTTATTTCAAAATAAGCAAAATGGCAGAATGCACAATTGAAGATGGCGAGTCTCCTGCTGTAGAGGTGGCGGGAGAAAAAGATGCTGAATATATTATGGCATTTGACCCGTCTTGGTCGGAGTCGGAGACTTCTGACGATTTTGCTATACAAGTGATAAAGCTCATGCCAGAGAAAAAGAAAGGTGTAGTTGTCCACAGTTATGCCCTTCCTGGTACAAATTTAAAAAAGCACATGACTTACTTTAAATACCTTTTAGATCATTTTAATATTATTATGATTGTGGGAGACTATAATGGAGGTGTTCAGTTTATAAATTCATGTAATGAAAGTGACATGTTCAAGAAGGAGAAACTAGAAATAGGCGTCTTTGATCCAAAGTTAGATAATCCCCACGATTATGAAAAAGATTTAAGAGATGCTAGAAGGGGTTACAACAAAAGCAGTAATACTATATGTATATTAAGAAAGCCAGTATCCAACTGGATCAGAAGCGCAAATGAAATGTTACAAACAGCTTTTGATAGGAAGAAGTTATACTTTGCAGCTACAGCAATGGATGACAACTACTCGATGCAGAAAGCCAAAAAAATTCCAATTAAAGAGTTGAAATTCTCTAAGTACGAAGACGAAAAGAATGTCGGTGCTAAAATGATTGATTTTATTGAGCACCAGAAAGATATGATTGACTTAACAAAAGCTGAATGTGCACTTATACAAGTAACTTCTTCCGCTGGAGGAACACAGAGCTTCGATTTACCTAGTAATCTAAAAAGACAAAAGGGAGTAGATCGACCTAGAAAAGACTCTTATTCCGCTATAGTGTTAGGTAACTGGGGAATGAATATCTATTACGATATGATGGATTTGCCAGAAGAGAGGGCGGCGGGCTTCACGCCTATGTTTATATAAAAAACTTAACAAAGTTACTTTTAAAAGTGTAATTAACTTTATAATAGGTTATGGCTAAAAGAAAATATAATAAAAAATCCAACTATTGGAACAAATTTACAAAAGTCTCTCCACAAATTTCGGAGTCTAAAGAAAATGTAGAGCCAGCTACAATGGGTGAAGCGTACCATGTTTCTCAAGCATCATATAACCGATCTGGTTCTATAAGTAACTTATCATCAACAAATACATCTACTCGAATTAACCGATCCTCCGTTTCGGCCCCACTTAATAAATATAGTCAAATTCGAGGAGGGCTTCTCCCTTATGAGATTTCATCTGATGGAATCAATGTTAGAGAGGCTATTGAGCTTTGTCAAAAAGCCTATGCAAATGTACCTATTTTTAGAAACACTATTGATATGATGTCTGAGTTTGCAAACGCAGAATTGTATTTAGAAGGTGGCAATGCAACCTCCAGAAACTTTTTCGAAAAGCTTTTGGATAGAATTAAGATTTGGGATTTAAAAGACCAGTATTTTAGAGAGTATTATAGAAGTGGTAACATTTTTCTTTATCGCGTTGATGGAAAGTTTAGCCTAGATGATTACAAGAAGTTTTCTCAAAATATATCAGAAGGGCCTTCCTTGAATAAGTTCCCACTGAAATATATTGTTCTAAACCCTTTCGAAATTGTAGCTAAAAGAAGCACGGTCTTCAATACAAAAGATGGAGCATATGCCAAGATCCTTTCTGAGTTTGATATGGAAAGACTATCAAACCCTAAGAATGATTATGATAAAGAAGTCTTCGAAGCGTTAGATCCAGAAGTGCAAAAGCAGATTAAGGATGGCGCATACTTTAAAGATGGTCTTAAAATTAATCTAAAGAACGAAAAAATTTCTTACAGTTTCTATAAGAAACAAGATTACGAACCGTTTGCTATACCATTTGGTTATCCCGTTCTTGAAGACATAAATGCCAAGCTCGAAATGAAAAAGATGGATCAAGCCATCATGAGAACCGTCGAGAATGTTATTCTTATGATCACAATGGGAGCAGAACCAGACAAGGGTGGGATCAACCCAAATAATGTCAAGGCTATGCAAAAACTTTTTCAAAATGAATCAGTTGGAAGAGTGCTGGTTTCAGACTATACAACAAAGGCAGACTTTGTTATTCCAGATATCAATAAGGTTGTCGGCCCAGGAAAATACGAAGTTATTAATAAAGACATCAAAGAAGGATTGCAAAATATCATTCTTAACGATGACAAATATAATGGCGCAGAAATCAAAGCTAGAGTATTCTTAGATAGATTAAAAGAAGCTCGTGAAGCTTTTATCCAAGATTTTTTACAGCCAGAAATTAGAAGGATAGCAAAAGACCTGGGATTCAGATCCTATCCAACTGTCAAATTTAAGGATATTGATCTCCGCGATGAAGTGCAGCTCATGAGAGTAGCCACAAGACTTATGGAGCTTGGAGTTGTCACCGCAGAGCAGGGAATGGAGTTATTCAATACTGGCAGATTTCCACTTGCCCAAGAGCTAGAAGGCGCACAGAAAAAGTTCGTCGCACAAAGAGAAAAAGGGTATTTCAATCCAATAGTTGGGGGCGTACCGATGATTGATGACGAAAGCCCTAGCGAGCCAACAGATTCTCAGAAACCAAACAAGGGTATGTCTGGTAGACCAGAAGGTTCTAAGGATGAATTTTCTAGAGAAAATATTCAAGCTACTATTTACGAAGTTGAAGCTTTAAACTCACTAGCAAAAGAAAAAATGCTAGAAATATATGATTCAGATTCACTAAATGAAGACCAGGAAAAAATGGTTAGCAAATTATGCGAATCTATTGTATGCGCTTCAGATAAAGAAAATTGGACAGAAAGTCTCGTTTCTTGTGTAAATGATTTTAGTCAAATAGAAAAACTTGGAGCTATGGAAAATATATTAAATATTTCTGAAGCTCATCAACTAGAAATTTATCCATCAGCAATTTTATACCACTCAAAAAACTATGAAAGAAATTAAAAACCCACTCGAAGCAAATATCGATCGTTCAAACGGAAATATTGAAATTTCCATCGCCAAGAAATATAGTGAAGCGGAAGCTCCCGTATTTGAAAAGTTTATGGGCATGTGTGCAATGTATGACACATACGCAGTTAACACAGCCGAAGAAGATGACAAGGGAACTTACAAATCTTGTTCAACTTCATACGCAAAAGAAATTCAAGCTTTATTCGAAAAGATAGAAGCTAATTTATTTAGTCAAAAGCCGAAGCATATGCTTGCAGGACTATCTGACGAGCAAAAGAAAAACCTACCAGTAGAACTACAAAAAGCTATTGTAAAAAAGCTAAAATCAGAAGGCAAAATTACCAAAGACATGGACGCCAGTTTGTTTGAGCCAAAAGGTGGAGGCGTAGCCAGTCTTTTTGCACCGAAGGGTGGACCTGGAGTAATGTAAAGCATTTAATGCAGTATAAATACACTACAACTTTTAATTTCGAAGTTAAGGCTTGCGAAGAGATAGCTGGTATAAACTTAAGCCAAGCTAACATACAAAATCTTCGTTCGTTAATTCCTACGTCTGTAGATCTAGAAAAGAATATTGATCTTATGGGCGTGGCTTTTAATGCTGCGGTTGTAAACGAGTTTAATAAAAATGGTGATGGCATAGATACAAAAACAGCTATTGATTCTATTCAGCAGTTTATTCATAAACCTACAAATATAGAACACAATAAGAAAAAGATTGTCGGCCATATCGTTAATGCTGGATTTAGTGATTATTCGGATAGCACTATTTTAATTAATGTAGATGAGACCGAAAAAGATCCTTTTCATATAGCATTGGGTGCTGTAGTTTATAAAACTGTTGATAAGGACTTTTTCGATTTACTAGAAAAAAGCACCAATCCAAAAAACAAAATGCACAATACTGTTTCCGCTAGTTGGGAAATCGGTTTTAGTGAATATCAAATCGCGGTAGGTAGTAAGAATTTAAAGGACGCAAAAATAATTTCAGACCCCAAAGAGATACAAGAAATGAGGGGTATGCTAAAAGCTTTTGGAGGGAAAGGCGTTACGGATGAAGGTGAGCCTATTTATCGTTTAATCACTGGTCAAGTTTATCCTCTAGGTATAGGTTTTACATTAAAACCAGCCGCTAATGTTAAGGGCGTCATTAGCAATGAATTTGAAAAAACCGAGACAGAAAAAGAAGTAATTGAAGAAGCTGTTTCGGACAAAGAAAAAACGCAAGCCGCGCAATTAATAAAAATAACTGACAAAATTTCACAAAATTTAAAAAATACTGTAAACAATACTAAAATTATGGACTTAGAAACTCTACTATCAGAAATAAAAGCGTCTCTTGTTGAAAAGAAATTTTCAGAAGAGGCAATCGCTGGCATGACGGCAACTTTTGCTGACGCCATTAAAACTAAAGATGATGAGTACAAAGCTTCTCTTGAAGCTGCGGAACAAGAGAAGGCTGAAATCGCATCCGCGAAAGAAGAGCTTCAAGCTTCTGTAGAATCTATTAAGGAAGAGCTTAAGACTGCTCAAGAACGCATCGATGCATTTGAAAGTGAAAAAGCTGCTCAAGAAGCGGTTGCCACATTTAATGCTCGTATGGAAGAAATTGATTCTGTTTATGATCTCGAAGAAAGCGACAGCGCATTTATCGCTGAAAAGATTAAAGGACTTGACGCAAGTGAAGAATCCTTTGCATCTCTAAAAGGTGAGCTTGAAGTTTTTTGGGCATCGAAGAATAAGGAAGCAAAAGCAAAACAAGAAGAAGCAATCGCCGCTCGCGTCGAAGCTGAAATCGAAAAGCGCCTTAATACATCAGAAGCATCTGAAGTCGTAGCTGAAGAAGCCACTGCTGAAGAAGTTGATGTTGAAGAAGCTCTTGAAAATGCAGAAGCTACCGAAGAATCTCTTCCTAATAATAACGAAGCTCAAGCTTCTAAAACAACTTTGAAGGACAAGTTCGCTGCTGCGTTTAGCCGCGAAAATGTTCTTGGATAAAAAAACAAACTAACGAAATTTAACTAAAAAAATTATGGCACTAAGACTACTCCCATTCAGACAATATAATGAGCAAGACGTTGTTAACGTTTTTGCTCTTGAGTCGGATCTCGCCCTTACTGGTACTCAAGCAGATGGCGAAGGTTCAAACGGTGTATTTGTTAAAATCACAAATGGTAACTTCAACCAAGATGTCGTCACTTATAGTAACGACAGCTACCTTGGTCAGTCAAATCTTCCATTTGTTGGTAGCGACATGTACCCAAGCAATCCGCTTACACTTTCTGGCGCTGCTGCTGGTGATCTCCCTCTAGGACTCACCTTAAATCAAACAGCAAAAGCAGACGAAAACGGCGAAAAGCTTCTATACAATACTACCAAGAAAGAAGAGCTTCAAGCTGTCCTTCCTGGCCAAAGTGTTCCTGTTGCAACTAAGGGTATCTTTACTCTTGCAGCCGAAGCATTTGATGGCACCGCATCTGACTACACAGTAGGCACTGGCATCGCAATCTCAGCAACTAATGTTGGTAAGATTGATGCTGCTGACCCAACTGCTGGAGGTTCTTTCGGTACTGTTCTTGGCACTGGTTCACGCGCTTCTCAAGGCGGCCTAACTGATCAATTCGCTGGCGAATACATCGTAGTCAAAATCGGATAATTGAAAGGAATTTAATATTATGAAAATCACTTTAAAAAATACTCCAGAACAAGTTGAACTTGTAAAAGCAATGGCTTCTCGCAACCGTGATGTTGCATACGAAGCACAAACTGCTCTTGCTGAGTTCATCGGACCAGTCCTCGCTGAAGTTATTAACCAAGCTCCTGCTTTGTCTAATCTCTTCACTACTATGCAGTATAACGCTGATGACAATCCTTCTATTCCGTTGGATCTGTACTTCGACGTTTCTGACGAAGATTATGTACAAGTCTACAGCCAAAGCCGTGCTGGTGGCCTTCCAACTTCGGAAGTCCTTCCAACATCTTCTGAGCTCAAGATCGCTACTTATAGCCTTGACTCAGCAGTAAGCTTTGACCGTCGCTATGCAGCTAAGAGCCGCATGGATGTTGTCGCTAAGACAATGACTCGTGTTGCACAAGAAATTCTTCTTAAGCAAAACACAATCTCTGCTAACGTTGTAATGAAGGCTCTTGACTCTGCTGCAACTAACGGTCAAACTCACGTTATTTCATCTTCAGCTGCTACTCGATTCGGTCTTGCCGACTTGAATGCAATGATGACTCGTTCTAAGAGAATCGTTACCTCCTTCGTTGGTGGTACTCCAGATGCTCGCCAAGGACGCGGAATGACTGATATCATCGTATCTCCAGAGGTCGTTGAAGAACTTCGTTCTATCGCTTACAACCCAATCAACACTAGGGGTGCGGCAGATTCTGCTGGCACTGCGGGCCCAGTTCAAACTGCTGACGTTATCGCTGAAGAAGCATATCGTGCTGCTGGTGCTCCAGAGTTCTATGGCATCAATGTTATTGAGCTTAATGAGTTTGGTGTTGGTCAGAAGTTTAACTCACTATTCACTGGCACAAGTTATGATGCTGCTGCTGGTGGAGGTACAGACTTTGATCCTGCTACTGCAGCAAACAATGGTGATGAGTTGGTACTTGGTATTGACCGCAGCCGTGAATCTTTGATTCGCCCAGTTGCTGTTGATTCTGAAAATGGTGGTGAGTTCAATCTTATCGCTGACGACCAGTACAGCATCCGTCAAAACAAGATCGGTTACTTCGGTTCACTCGAAGAAGGCCGTATCGTTCTCGACGATCGCGCACTTGTAGGTTGCGTTATTCAAGGAGCTTAAGCTACTTAATAATCTATTACTTCTTGAGCCACCCTGTAAGGGGTGGCTCTTTTTGTTGAAAAGTAAATTATGAAGTGTAATATATATATATGAAAAATTCAAAGAAAAAGAAACCACAATCATTGCATGACTTGAAAGAGTCGATAATCGAAGAATTGCCCGAAACTAATGTAGCTCCATCTGAGGAAACAAAAGCAAAGATGGACGAAAAAA